ATTGAGCGTGGTACAGGTATTGACTCATTCATCATTCAGGACCTTATCCGTGGATGGCACACAACACTTGATAACCAGATCCTAAATGGAGATGGAACATCAGGTTCTATCCTTGGTCTATCAAACACTGTAGGTATCAACTCTGTTACTTACAATGATGCATCTCCATCAGTTGCAGAACTGTATCCAAAGTTGGCAGATGCTTACCAGCAAATCCAAACTGATGCATTCATGAACCCAACACACTGGGTAATGCATCCTCGTCGCCTTGCATTCCTACTCTCAGCAGTAGATTTGTCAGGTCGTCCATTGGTAGTTCCAGCGTTGAACGGTCCAATGAATGCATATGCAACAGGTGCAGGACAGGCATACTATGGTAACTCAGGTTACACATTGATGGGTCTTCCAATCATTGCAGACGCAAATGTTACAACAACTGCTGGTGGCGGAACAGAAGATGAAATCTACTGCGTAACTGCACCAGAGTTCCACCTATGGGAGCAAGCAGGATCACCATTCGCATTGAACTTTGATGCAACTGGTGCTGGCTCACTAACAATCAAGTCAGTTGTATACGGCTATGCTGCAGCAACTGCAGGTCGTTACCCAGGAGCATTCTCAAAGATCTCAGGAACTGGTCTCGTAACACCTACATTCTAAAGTTTACATAGTTCGTCTATGTAAAACTTAGAGCAATCTAAGGAAAGGGCAGGCTATCAGATGCCCCGTTTGGTAGCCTGTCCCTTTTTAAAAAGGAACTTATGAAAAGAATTAAAAATATTTTCAGAATTAAGAAAGAAACAGCAACTGCTTTACCTAAAATGGAAAAAGCAATGTTGCCTAAATTGGAGAAGAGGAGCAAATGAGTAGACCTACACTCAGTCAAAGCGTTCAGCCTAATAATGTCTATACAACATTAGCAGATGTACGAAATAGCCTGCAAATTGAAGACAGTAACGATGATGCTGAAATTCAGATGGCTATTCTTTCTGCAAGCCGTATGATTGATGACTACTGTCAAAGAGGCTTCTACCAAGAAGGTACGCTGTTAAATCCAGTAACAAAATACTATACACCTGTAAATCCGTGGTACTTAGAGATAGATGACCTTATTGAACCTACAGAGATAGCATCAAGAGCAAATCAATCTGGACCATTTACTCAGATTTGGAACTTAGATACAGATGTTATGTATGAACCTATCAATAATCCAGAGACTGGGAAGCCAGTTACGAGACTATTAGCAATTCAGACATATGTATTTCCTTATTTCTTTCCTCAGACAGTTAAGATTACTGGAGTTTGGGGCTGGTCCTCAGTTCCTTATGAAGTTGAATTAGCCTGCAAGATTCAGGCAGCAAGATTATTTGTAAGAAAGCAATCTCCATTTGGTATTGCAGGCTCTGTAGAATTAGGAACAGTTCGTCTTAATTCTCGCCTTGATCCAGATGTTGAGATGCTATTAAAGACATATCGTAGAAACTTTGGACTGGCTTACTAATGGCTATTACCAATGTTAATGGCGTAAGAGACGCTTTAAAGAAAAACCTACAGACAATTACAGGACTTAGAGTCTATGACCTAATTCCAGATGTTATTGTTCCGCCATGTGCAGTAGTAGGACAATTAGATTTCACATTTGATATTGATAATGCTCGTGGCTTAGACCAAGCATCTGTTGATGTTTATGTGATTGTTCAGAGAATATCTGAAAGAACAGGGCAAGATGCTCTTGATAACTATTTGGCTGGAAGTGGTAAAGGTTCAATCAAAACTGCTATTGAGTCAGATAGATCATTAGGTGGCCTTGTTGATACTCTTAGAGTTATAAGTGCTGAAAGTGGTACTTACAATTCTGGAGAGCAAACATTCTTATCTTATCGTTACAACCTCACAATTTGGGGCTAAGGAGAATATAATGGAATATATAGTAACCTCAAGTACAAAAGTTTGCGGTAAGATTAATGGTGAAAAACTTACCCAAGATGATATAATTAGGTATGGAGCAAATGTTGACCATCTAATCTTATCTGGTAATATCAAAAAAGCAGGACAGACACCAAAGGCAGTAAAAGAAGAAACACAAGTAGAACCACAAGTGCAGAAGGAAGAACCAAAAGCATTTGTTTTTAACTCAATTAATAATGAAGGAGAATAATAACAATGGCTCGTATAGTACTTACGAATGTTGATGTTACAATTGGTGGTGTTGATCTTAGCAATCATATCGCCAGCATAACACTATCAACGACTTACGATGTTCTTGAGACCACTGCATTTGCGGGAGGAAATGTACCTGCTGCAGCAAAATCAAGAATTGCAGGTCTTGCGGATAACTCAGTAACTCTTGAGTTCCACCAGGACTTTGACGCTTCATCTGTTGAAGCAACAATCTACCCACTTTTGGGTACAGTAACAGCAATCAATGTGAAGCCACAGGCTTCTGCTATCACATCAACGAATCCTGAATATCAATTCCAGGCCGTTGTGTCAGAGTGGACTCCACTAAACGGTGCAGTTGGCGAATTGGCAACAGCATCTGTTACATGGCCAGTTACAGGTCCAATCGTTAAGGATACAACTCCTTAATCATGGCCAAAGTAGTCTTAACTAATGCGAATGTAACTTTTCAGGCACTTGACTTCTCAGTCACTCCACCTGTTCCAGTTGGTTCTATCTATGATTTCAGCGACCACATTTCAAGCATCACACTTGCAACTGTTCATGAAATCGTTGAGACTACAGAAGTTGGACAAACATATAAGAGGGTAATTGCGGGTCTTGGTACTAATTCAGTTAATTTTGAGTTTTACCAAGATTTCGCAACCAACTCTGTTGAAGATATCATTTACGACTGGATTGGAGCAAGAGTACTTTGTAAAATAAAGCCTACTACTGCTGCAGTGTCTGGAACAAATCCTGAATATGAATTTCAGGTTTTAGTAACTGAATGGACTCCGCTAAATGCTGGAGTTGGAGCAATATCAACAATCAATGTTAATTGGCCAATTAATGGTCCAATTGATAAAAATACATAACCTTAGAAAAGGGGCACATAAATGGACGGACTAAGAATAAAAGTAAGAACATCAGATGGAGATGAAGGCACATATGCACTTCGTCCTAAGACTCTGGTTGCTTTTGAAAACAAATACAACAAGGGTTTTGCTAAGTTGCTTAGCGAAGACCAGAAGATGGAACATATCTACTTCCTTGCATGGGCAGCCATGAAGGACGGTGGAAAGGTAGTTAAGCCTTTTGGAGAGGCCTTCCTTGATACACTTGATAGTGTAGAATTGGACTCAGACCCAAATTCAGAATCCACAGAGACAGCCTAACATATACATTAGCAATGATCTCTGTGGAGACAGGATTATCTCCAACAGACTTAATTGAGGCACCTGATGGTGTACTTGAAGCAATTGTTATTTATCTCAAGGAGCGATCAAAGGATGCGAGTAGGTAATGAGTAGAGACAGAGCAATAGTGTTAGTTGGTGTTAAAGAGACACAACAAGCACTTGAGCAATTTGATAAAGATGCAGTCAAAGCATTTAATAAACTGGTTAATTCAGAATTAAGTGGTGCTAAAAAAGAAGCATTGGGCTTTGTCAAATCTGAACCACCACTTAGTGGATGGAATACTCAACCTGCCCGTAATCCTCGCTCTCGTGGTGGTGCAGGATGGCCTGCATGGGATCAAAGCATTATTAAAGGTGGAATCAGCGTATCAAAGGCTGAAAGAAAAGTTCGTAAGGACTATACAACTAATGCTGGTGCACTAAAGAATAGATCAGCAGCAGGTGTTATTTATGAATTGGCTGGTAGAAGCAATAAAACTTCTGGAAAGAATGGCTTTATTAGCAATATAGAAGGTAAGGTTGGAAATGCTTCTCGTTTAATTTGGAAGTCTGTAGATAAAAATAGACCAAGAATTGAAAAGAATGTTGCAAATGCATTAGATGACCTTAAAGCAAATTTACAAAAAAATTTAAACATGAGGAGGACTTCATAATATGGCTACAGGTGCAGTAATTGCCAGAATCCTCACTCAATATTCTGATAAAGGATCTAAGGCTGCTCAAAAAGACATAGCAAGACTTACTAAGAAGTTTGATGATTTTGGTAGAAAAACAAGAAGATCATTTGCTCTTGCTATAACAGCAACTGCTGCTCTATCAGTTAAAATTGGTACTGAAGCAGTTCAAGCAGCAATTGATGACTCAAAGTCTCAGGCACAACTTGCATTGGCTATGGCCAATACTACTGGAGCCACAAAAGAAGCAATCGCTGCAGCAGAAGACTATATTGAAAAGACCATGTTCCGCACAAATACTGCGGACGAATTATTAAGAGCAAGTTTGGCACAACTTTATATTGCTACAGGCGATTTGACTGAAGCACAAAGATTGCAGTCTATTGGTCTTGATGTTGCAGCAGCAACTGGAAAAGATTTAGCATCAGTAACTACAGCAATTACAAGAGCACAGCAAGGAAACCTCACTGCATTAAAGAGATTATCACCAGAACTATCTGG